ACAAAGCTTCGCGGTATCCTGCCAGCTACACCCTCCTTTCCCGAGCTTCCAGCTGATTTGTTCGTCGCGGCCGGGATACGTGCGCGCCATTTCGATGCAGCGTTTAAGTGCGTCACGGTCAACGTCACTCAGCTTCGTCATGCGCCTCGAGCTCCGCTTGCTCGTAATACGACACTGCCGGCCGCACCCTTCGGGGATTGTTGGGCTGACGCGACTGCGGGGACAACCTTAGTCGCAGCGCAAGATCCTTCATGGTCCTGGTAGCCTCGCGCCAGCTCATCATCCAGCGCCCATTAGGCGGACTCTCGCGCAGCGCCTCTTTGATGGCGAGCTCGGCGAGCGCCGCGGCCTCGCAGAACTGGCAAAGCATGCTGAGGTCGGAGTCTCGGAAATGGTCGGGCTTCTCGCAAAGAACGATACGCGCAAACTCGACTTTCGCTGCCTCCGACAAGCCAGGCGGCGGGTGTAGTCGCTTTGGACCCGGGATCGGGAAAACCAGTGCGTCGGCAGCTTTTCGCGGCATGGGAAGCCCTCTGGAATCGCCAGTCTAAATCGTCGCGAACGCCGGCGAAATGATATTCTCGAAGGCGAGAAGGCTGGAAAAACGCGCCGATTCCTGCCGATAATATCAATGGGCTGCGGAATGCCAGCGGGACGCTGTAAAATGGTAGGCCCCTAATGCTTTTCGACAGGTAGCAGAACGCGCACGCCGCCGCGCCCCTGGATGGGGTCCATCTAAAAAAATGACTACGCCCCACCTTTTTGATTTCTTTGATGATTTCCTGTTCCCGTAGTCAGGCACGACACTATCCGAGGTTGGGTCGAGCCCAATGAAATCAATGGGTTAGGACCCTAGTACTTTTCCTGAGTAATATCAGGGACTTGGTTTTGAGAAAGGATCGAAACGCGACGAATATTCAGCAGCAGGCTCAGACGCTTACGAGGGCCAAAAACGATACCACTGATTTTCTAAAAGTAGCAAATTGTTCTACGTGGTTCGTTCGCCGGGTTGACGAGGACGCTTCCACCACGGCTCATCCTGCTGGCGCGGCTTAACGCTGCCCAAGTGCCGCGGCCATGTCGCGCTTGCGGGCGCCGCGCTGAGCCCCGCCGCCTGGTTGCGCGCGCCGCGTCGCTATTCTTGGGACGCATAACGTCAAACATCCAACCGCTCGGCAGTGTCACCACTTGTCCCTTAAGGGATGACGGGCGTGCCCTTAGATATAAAGAAAGAGAGATTCTCACTTCTTTGCTCACGCCCGCTAAGGGACAAGTGGTGACACTTCTCGTCTTTTGCGAGCATACGCGACCTACGTTGCGCATTGTGGTTGTACTACCTCCGCCACTCTCTGGCTGCATAGCTCCACTCGCGCGTCATTCGTTCTCTCCTTCTGCCTGGGGCTGCGCGATGGTTTCACGCCAGCGCCGCCGCTGTTCGATCTCCTGCTTCGCGCGTTCTTGGAAGCGGCGGTGAACCTCCGGGTTCACGTCCCAGCGCAATGGGTCCGTGGCGCGCCTTCTTGACGCCTCGGCGACCCACCCCGAGTGCGTCGAGCTGTTGGCAGATACCCTCGATCTCGTGGCGCTTAAGCCCACGCATCGTGCGGTCACCGCGTTGGATGACGCGGTTCGTCAGCCGCTCCACTTTGTGCGCCAGGATGTAACCGGCAACCGCTTGGAGCCGATTATGGTCGTCTGATAGGCCGTAGATGCTGGCGTAAAACGCGAGGGCGTGTCGCCCCAAGAACTGAGACAGGAAGTCCGCCACTCGGCGAGCGCACGCCGAGTCGATCTGAGGTGCTGCTGTGCCGTCGGGGTGCTCGATGCAGTGAAACAGCAGGCAGAGCCGGGCGAACATGCCATCATATTTTCCGATGTGAGCTGAGAGCTTCTTATTGATGATTTCGACCGTGGATGCTTCCTCATGGTGCTTGCGCGCCATCTCTTCTCGAATTTCGCGGGCGGCGCCCTCGAACGTCACGTCGCCAAGTGTAGGCGGCTGCATTTGGTGCAGGTCTTCCACCAGGCTTTCGTATTTCTCGACCGCGTCCGACAATTCTTCGTCACGATCGACCCCTGCTGGCCGCAGCATGATGGTGATGAGGCGCTGGATTAAACCGTCGTCTACTGTATCCGCGGCCAGCTTGCGCATCGGCTCGGGCTGGATACCACCGAGCACCGAGATTGACAGCCGCTCGATGTGCCCACTGCCGCGGCCGATACGGTCGAAGGTGTAAGCGTCGCCGTTGTAAGCCTGCAGCCAAAAGCCGCGGTCGTGGCCGCCACCGCGGACGCCGGCGTATTTGTCGATCGATCCGAAGAAGCCCGACAATTCGTCGCGGTAGTACATCACGCCGTCTGGGCTATCGCACAGGATTTCTTGCGTCGCTTCGACGGTGACGTCATTGATCATGATGCGGGTGTGCCGTGGCCGCGGCGACACGCGCTTGGTCTCCTTGTCCAGCGCATCCCACTCCGCCTTGGCGGTCCTGTAGGCGTGCCACAGTGCGGAGTCGATGCGCTTTAGTGGGCGTATGACTTGGCGCAATATCGGGGTCTTCTTGGTGCTCGGGTCGCCAACCAGCGCAACCCACAGCCGGGCCGATTCCACCCAGCCGCCATAGCGTTTGACGCGAAGCTGAATGTGATCAGGGATGGCGGCGGCGCACACCCCTAGCGCAGAGACGGCGAGACCGGCGGGGTCTACGCCCATGGCCTCACCCTGTTCGAAGGCGAAGTCTTCGATCACGGAGGGCAGCAGCCCGTGCGGTAAGCGTGGCGGCTCAAACGTGTTCCACAGGTCCACCGGCGTTGTTGCCGGTTCGGCGGGGATGGATCCAGGGGCGGGTTTGTTGGGCTTGTTGCCCGGCTTAGGGGGCGGATGCTTCTCGAGCCAGCTGTCGCACATCTCTTCAATAATGATTTGCTCGCGCGTGGGGTCGATGATCCGCCCGGAACGCGCAGCGGCGAGGGCGAGGGCGGCGAGACAACGCTCGACGACGGCTTCGTGCTTTTCACCGCGATTGAGCAACGCGGCGGTTGAGCGCAACAGCGTGTCGTGGGCGTTGCCGCCGCCGCCGGGGCCGAGGTAGACGATGTCGGCGAGCAGCTGCTCGACGTCGAGCGGGGTCGTTTCGGCATGGGCCGCAGCGAAGGCCAGGAACGGATTGTCGGGACTAGCACCATTGCCGGCCGCGGCCGGCTTTTTCTGGTGCAGTAGCGGCGTTGGCGTGGCGGCCACTTGCCGTTCGAGCTCTGCGTATTGATAGTGCAGATCGTCTCGCTTGCTGAGTATGTCGACCGGGTGCCGCTCGCCATTCTTGGAATTGGTCGTCCCTGGCAGCCGCATCAGCTGCGGGATCAGACAGGCCGCGGGGTCGCCACCGAGAAGCTCGGCGATTCGGCGCAGCAATTGTTTGTGGCGGGCGAGGTCCTCGGCCGAGACTGAGAGGGCGCTCTGCAGAAACCAGTAGAGGTGCAGGCCGTGGCCGGAATGGTGCACGCGGCTCGGCGGCCACGACAAGCTGACAATAACGCGTTCGATCTCCTCCGGTGTCTCTTCGACCTGGCTAAAATCAATATCGGTGTGGGCGCAGATGATCGCGGTGATCGTCGCTTCTGCGCGGCGCGTGGCCTTGTCCTTGATCGGGTTGACGCAGACGTAACAACCTTCGCCCGGTTGGTCGCGGCGACGAATGAAATTGGTGATCTCGGCCGAGCTGCGGGTGAGGATGTGCCGTTCTTCGGCTTTGCCCTCGGTCTTGATGTTGGGCAAGCTAGCAATGTAGGCGCGGCCGCTCTTGTGCGGCCCGAACATGGCGGCGACGAATTCGGCGGCGGGGTGCATCTTGGTGTCTCCCATACGCGCGCGAAGGGACGAACCCGATCTGCTGTGCTGCTCAGCAGATCGGATTCGATTGTGGTCATGGTCATAGTCACGCCGGCGACAGCAGTTTCAGCGACCTGCCGGTGTGCGCCATGACGGCGGCGAGGTAGGGTTCGGCCTTGACCCAACGCTTGATCGGCGTGAACAGGGGGAACTTGACCCGCCCGATAGCGCGGTCGGGGTGCAAGTAGGAATCCTGCCCAAGCGGAATGACGGGTATCTCGTCCGGATGCTGGCGGACGCGGCTGCCGTATTCACGACAGAGCGGGGCAATCGCACGGCGGCGACCGCCATCGCTCGAGGTCGTGAACGTGTAGATGACATCCGCGTCGACCGTGATCACCGGCAGATAAACGTTTTCCTGCCAGGGATCGCGCGGCTTGCCGTTGCTGTCGACGTCCCACAGTGACTGATCCAGATGGCCGAGCGTCGCGCGCGCAGGCGTGACGAAGCCGTCCAGCAGTAGTCCCATTTTGTGCTCGACCGGGAAATTGTCTTCCCAGCGAATCCAGCCGGCCATGATCCCGGGCATGAGTGCTACTACCTCCTGCACCGGGCATTCCTCGCCGTCGCGACCGATGAGGTAGTCACCTTTCGTGAACTTCAGGAGCGCGCCGAGCAGCATCGTGTTGTCGACGCGGTCTGCGTAGTCCTCGAAGGGGTTCTTGCCGGGTACGGCCGGCACCTTGTCATCATCGTTTTCCATCTGAAGGTTCCTTTTGTTGATGGTAGGAGCGTGCTTCGCGCACGCGGACATCGAGACGGTCGCCGGGGGAGGCGGCCACCTCGAATTCACTGACGCCAATGCCGGCGGCAGCCGCGGCCGCGCTCAGCGCTTTGACATCGAAACTCTGTCGACCCTTCACCGGGGTCCAGGTCACGGAGAAGTCGCTGCCGGCGACGCGGCGCAGCTGCTTGGCGCGCAGCCGTTCTTTGATTTCTGTTGGCTTGCGCGCAGTGCCGCCTCGGCCGCGTCGACGTCGGCCTGACGTGCCTTATAGGCGACGGCGAGTTCGCGCATTTCGGCGGCGAACTGTGGATCGACCTGACTGCCGCCGTTCGGGAGGGCGCGCCGCTCGATACCGCAGACGCGGGTGAATGGACAGTGCTCACATTCCTTGCCGCCGCTGATCCAGCCTTCTGGCGGTAGCTCGGAGGCCGCATTGGCGGTGAGCACCTTGGTGGCTCGCACCTTGGCGTTGGCGTAGACCTCTGGATCGAAGCCGACGACAAATTCAGTCGTGAGGTCCCAGAACGAGGCGTCGATATAGGTGAGAAGGACGAAATTGGGCTGATACTCGGTAGTGTCGCGTACAACGCCAAGCTGGACGATAGCTTGGTAGCGATGCTCGGGCTTGGGGGCGTCGAGCTTGACCCGGGGGTCGACCGACTTGGCCTCGAGTAGCAGGCAATCGGCGCCAATATCCGCAACACCGAGCGGCGCTAGAATATCGCGCGGAGCGTTGGTGAGCAGCGCGTCGGGGGTGGCCGAGATGAAGCCGCGTTTGAACTGTCGCTGGCGGTCGCCGATGAACTTTAGGCTGGTCCCGAAACGGGCGCGCAGCGCCGGCGCCCAGAAATGCTGTTCGATCATCTGGCCGCGCAGTGTCGCGCCCCAGGTATCGACGCGACCCGGATCACGCTCGGCGCCGTGCTTGGCAAACCACACCTTGCGGCTGCATTGGCCGATGTCGCTGGCGCCGACCGTGAAGGCGCGGTTATTGCTGGAGTCGCGGAGGCTCAGCGCGTAGTCGATGAGGGCCGATTTAGAAGTCGTCAGCATAGGCGACCTCCTCTTCGGTGGGGGTGTTCGGTGGCGAAAATGGTGCGGTCGGCTCCGCGGTGATCGGTTCGGTGGTCGGCTCCTCGAGCGGCGTTCCTGCCCAGTCCCGCCCGATCTTGAACTCGGCGCCGAGCGGAACGCGGAAGCCGTAGTGCTTCCCTGCCTCTATGGCGTGCCGGACCAACAGCTCGCCGACCTGCTCGGCGATCGCCGGTCGGCAGCAGACGACGAGCTCGTCATGGATCCACAGCGTGAAATAAGCGTCGCCGTCCGGTCCGTAGCGGAAGCGGGCGCAAAGCTCAGTGTACGCATCGACGAGCCAGCGCTTGCAGATGATGGCCTCGGACGCGGTGACGATGCGGTTGAGCGCCTTATAATCGGCGCCGGTCGGCACGCGGCGGCCGTCGAGCCCTTCGATCCAGCCGTGGCGCCGGTGCTCGGCCGAGAGCCTTTGGCGCAACGCACGCAGACCAGGGGTCGCGGCGATGAATTTGTCGCGCGCGCGCCGGCCAATCTGCCGTAGGACGGCCTCGCTCGGATGCTTATTCCCGGCCAGGATTTTTTCGCAGAGCGGGCTACCCGGCATGATAGTCAACACTGCACGGACAATGTCCGCGATGATCCCGCCCGCACGTAGATCACCGGCGCCAAACAGAAAGCCATAGCGAAAGGTTTTTGACCCCTCGCGGATGACGGTGTGTTCTTTGTTGCTCTTATCGCGCGTCTCCAGGACCAGACCGAGCGCGGTCGCGGTGTGCCAGTGCTGGTCTACCGTCCCGTCGACCAGGGTGCGTGCGTAGGCGCCGTCATCGTAGGCGGCGAGGTAGTGCGCGAAGCCGCGGTCCTGCAGCGTTGCCTGATCGCAGGCGACAAGCACCCAGCCCTCAGGCGCGCGGAATAGCGCGCGACACTCGGTGCCGAAGGCCGAGCCCTTCTTGGGGTTCGGAACTTGCGCGAGGTTGGGCCCGAAGTGCTTGGCGCGCGAATGTGGTGTTCCGACATGCATTAGGCCGCCGTGAATGCGACCATCGGCGCGAATGTGCTTGATCCACGCCTCTTTGCCGGTCGCTAGCGCTGCCAGCCGCCGGCCGAGCGTGTGGTATTCCGACAGCCCGGCGAATTCCGGAAAGATAGCGGGCAAGGAGTCGAGCAGATCCTCGTCGATGACCGGCTGCTTGGTCTTCTCGGTCAGCTTCTTAGCCTGCCAGCCGCGCTCCTTGAGCAGCGCCGCGATCTGCTGCCGCGAGTTCGGGTTCTTCAGCGCCGGGAACTGTGCACGCAGTCGCTGCGCCAGCTCGGCGCGTCGCGCCTTCCAGGATTCCTCCAACTGTTTTGCCCCCGACAGGTCGAACGGCGCGCCGTCGGCGGTGATGCGATCGCAGATCGGGGCGACGGCGTGCTCGAGATCGAGCGCCCTGTGGGGGTAGCCGTGCGGCTGCAGGAATTGCCATAACCGCTCGTTAATGCCCACGTCGCCAACGCAACGGGCCTGAATTTCGGGCGACCATTCGGACCAGTCCGCGAGCTCGGCACCGATCTTCGCAGCGCCGAGCCGAACCCCCCAGGCCTCAAGGCTCTGGCCCCCGCGCAATCGTCCAAAGGCCGCGTCCTTCGCCCGCGCCGCGACCTCGGCGTCGACGTCGCCGAGGTTCGGCAGGATCAGCCGGCCGGCGACCAGCGTGTCGACGATCCGGCACGCCGCCGGCGGCGACCAGCCGTAGAGCTTACGCAGCACCGGCAGGTCATAGCTTAGGACGTTGTGGCCGATCAGCGTGTCGGCGCGCGCCAGGTGAGCGAGCGCCCGGGCGATTTCCCCCGGGCCATATTCGTGCACGCGGTCATCGCCGAGATCGAGGATCACGATGCAGTGCACCTTGGTCACGGTGGCGAGCAACCCGTCGGCCTCGAGATCGAAGATCAGGGCGCTCGCGCGAGTGGCCTCGGCCGGCATGATGAAGCGGCGAGCGAGCTGGGTGAACAGTGCGCGCGCGTAAGGCCGCGCCGCTGGTATGGGGGCGGCGGGGGGCTTTTTCGCCCGGGTCGGCGCGTGCTCGATGGCGGCGAGTGTCATCGGAACATCTCCCGCAGAATGAGGAAGGCGGTCGATTTCTCGTCGGGGAGCGGATCGGAGAACGGCGGCAGCCCGGCGCGC